GTTTCCGGGGGTAGGACAACACACTTGCGCGGCACCCCCCACCTATTTCCCTTTCTCCCCATCTCGCAGATCTACCCATGTTTCAATCTCCCGTCATCTCCCCACGTGTGAGATGCGTTGATTGGCCTGGCGCATGAGTGCAATCATCCCGGCAAGCTGATTCCGTACGGATAAAGGGAGGTGTGTGAGGCTTGGATAGTGTCCCCTGGCAGTCGCGCGTGCCATCGCATGACCGCACTGAAACGAGCACCAGACAGTGCGGGCGTAGCCTCTAAACGTCCGACCGCACTGGGGACAGATGTGCTCGTGCCCCTCTAACTTGGCGGCCGCGTGGCTCGCCCTGACACCGATCGAAATCATCGAGACAAAGCACACGTCACAAAGTTCAGCCGTGACCTTGTCGGTGATGAGCTTGCCACACCCACGACATTGGCGCACAACTGGCGCGAGGCTCAATCTGGCCGTCTGGAGGCGCGCACGTAATTCCCGGCGGAAAGTAATGCCGAATTGTTTGATGTCGCGCTCTGACAGGCGCTCGGACGCGTACTGCTGTTTCCATTTGAAGTAGCACTTCCGTGAGCAGTATTTGTTACGTTGAAAGTTAGCCTCCGACAGGCTCCGTTTCGGATGGAAGGACTCTTGGCAATGTTGGCAGATCTGAATCTCTCGCCGGTTCTCGGCCCGGTAGCACTCGAGACAGTGCGCCGCGTTGACTGCTTTCGGCTTACCGCACTGGCAGCGTGAGCGCACCTTGGCGCGTGATGGCCAAGCCTTGGCGTGCTCACATCGACAGGCATCACATCGGCGGCGTGATGGTCCCCGCATTGGACGGTGGACCCCCACGCCGCAATCCGCACAGACCATCACTTCGCTGCCTTAAGCGCCACGACTTCACCTGAGACGATCGTCTCGGGAAGCAGGCCGGCAGACTTGGCGATGTCCAGCGTCTGTTGCGGTCCGATACCGGTCTGCCGTGCAGCGATCAGCATCATCGAAATCATGTTGTTGTGACTCGCACGCCAGCGCGTGTACCCGCCGACCGCGCCGATCGCAATCTGCACCCGCCGCAGCCGATCAGGATCTTTCCCGCGATACGTGCCGAGGAACTCGGTGATCTCCTTGGCGCCAGCGAACGCCGCTTCTTCAAGTGCTTCATGCAGTGCTTCCGTAGTTCGTCTTGCCATAGGTTTCAGTCTCCTTCTCTCGTCTTAAGGTCCGTGAGTTTTAGTGACAGAAAGCGGTCAAGGGTTCACCAGATCACCACGAGGAGCCAGAGACCCAGGGCGATGAGCGCCAGCGCCTGCACCAAGTCAGCGGGGCGTTTACTCATGGGTTACTCCCCACGTGCGGTCTTCTGCTGATGGCAGCGACGACAGAGCGCTTGGAGGTTCGCCCGGTTCCAGAACCGGCGGGAATCCCCCTCGTGCTTGGTGATGTGGTCGACCTCGAGACGGATGCCGACCTTGCTGCAAACGGCGCAGGTGTACATCGCGTCGCGCAGGATCTGGGCACGGAGCGCCTTCCAGTGGGGGGTGCGGTACCAGCGCCGGAGCGCGTAGTTTGGGCGTTGATGTTCGGTCTCGACGGCATGGGCGAGACAGCGGCGCCTGGTGGTGAGCGTGGCGCAGTTGGGGACGGCGCAGAAGTGGGGCGCGCGTGGGGGCATCAGTCTGGCTCACGCCGCTTCAACATCGCCAACTCGGCGTACTGCGCCCACATCTCGGGGAAGGCGTCGCGCAAGCGGCGGAGGTTGACCGGGTCGGCCGTCATCGCCGCCTGCGCCAGCGCCCGGGCGAAACTGCCGCCGAATGTCGCCATCGTGAGGATGATCTCCAAGTCGCTCACGTTTTCGGCCATTGCCGGCTGCACACGTCACAGACGTACCGGCGGCGCGGGACGTCGAGATCGATCAGGCGTGTTTCCCCGCAGCCTGGGCACTTGGGCTCCTCGCTCGCCTTCTGGTGCTGCGCCTTCAGGCGCCCGTAGTAGTGCTGGAGGGCGGTTCTCACCGCGGCTCCTTGCGCGCCGAGAGCGACGGGGGATCTGGGAACCTCGCCCGCATGGCCGCCCGTTCGTCGTCGGTCCTGGCAATCGCCGGCGCGCGGCGGCCGCAGGTATGACAGACCAGGATCACCTGGCCATCCGGCAGCCGCTCGCGGAACGTGTGCGGGTGATCACACCAGATCTGCCAGGTGCGCATCGGGTCACCACTTCGGCACGGGGACGCCCAGCGCCGCGAGCTCCTTCGCCGCTTCGCTGAGGATCTCGCAGTTGGCGCCGGGCTCGGCGTGGATGAGGTAGCACTCGAGGCACACGAGGACCCGCACGGCCGGCACATGCGGCCGGAACCGGACCGGCCGCTGACAGATCGCGCAGGTCCCGTCCAGATCATCGGTGAAGAAGCTGGGGAGCTTCGCGGGGGCACAGACCACGATCCGTGCGATGCCGTCGTGATTGGCCATACGTCACATCACTTTCGGGTCTCCGGCGGCGTGTTCGATCATCCGCAGGATGACGTTCGCGACCGCGGCCGTGTTCGGCGTGGCGACGACGCCCACGCGCAGCTCGAGCTGGGGCTCGTCGACGGCCGTGCACCGGACCATGTGCGTCACGGGGAGCGGAATCTCCGCGCCGTCAGGCACGTAGTACAGCTTCATCACGTACTGCTGGACGTCGGTGTGCTCCGCGAGCCAGGTGTCGAGCGTCGTCTGGACGTCGATCTCTTCGGTAGGTTCGGCCATGGGTCTCTCCTTATGCAGTCGATGAATAGTTCAGGTATTGCCGTTGCCCGTCCGGCGCGGGCGCTCGCCCTTCATCTGCTCCACGGCGAAGAGCAGCCGCTCGACGGCCTGGGCGGCGGACCACAGCCGGCGCGAATGTTTGTGGGCCATGTGGATATCGCGGACGCGCGTGTCGGGCGCCTCGCCGAGCTCCTCGAGGTACTGCGCGGCCTCGCGTACATCGTCAAGCAGGAACGACGGGATCGGAGGCGGAAGGATCGGCCCCGTCATTGCCGCCACTGCCCGCTGGTCGACAACGGCGCCAGCAGGAAATCCTGCGTCGTTGCTTCACGAAAGACCGTATTGTCGACGGCGATTTGCACCGACAGGAACGGGTACAGCACGCCATAGCCGTACCCGATCGGCGTCGCTTCGAGCGAGAGGAAGAGCGACTCGCCGGCAACCGTGAACGTGTTGAAGTACGGGAGCGACGTCACGACTTGCCCGAGCCCATCGACCGGCGTCGAGTACCGGACCCGGGCACTCGAGGCGTTCCCGAGGACGCGGAACTGGATCGTATGTTTCACGACGGCCGGCGCCGCCGGCGTCGTCGAGGGCTGCGTCGGGAGATTGTTGACGATCTGGACCGGCCGGCAACCGGCGAAGAGGAGCGCGACGAGGACGACAAGACACGATCGCATGGGGTTCCCCTTTAGAGCGGTGGCTCCGGGCGCGGATCGTCGCGCTCGCGCAGGTGTTGAATCGACCGGCCGTACTTCGTGTCGAGGTAGGTGATCTCGACGGGCAGGCCGGCCGCCTGCGCGTCTTTCGCCGTCGTCGCGTGCGTCAGCGAGAACGTGTGGTACGTCTGCTGATTGTCCGCGGTGATGACAAACTTCTGGAGGCCGTCCTTCACCTGGCGCTTGACGATGCCGAGGATCTTGACCTCAATCGTCTCGGGACGCGCGACCGCCGGCGTCGTGTCGGCGACGATCTCGCCGGTGGCCTGATCGACATCGCCGGCGCTCTGGGCCATCTCGTCACCGGTGTAGACGCCGCTGAGCTCGTGCGGGAACGCCTTCCGCAAGGCGAGCGCCTCGGCACACTTCGCGATCATCGTGTCGGCCATCGTGCGCCAGAGGCCGGCGAATTGGCCGCGGTCGTTCCGGGCGGCGTAGGCGTCGGTGCGTGCCACGCCCCAGACTGGCTCGGCGAAGTTTTGCCGCCACACACCGATCTTGGCCGCCACCGGCGGTTCGCTCGAGAGCCAGACGTCCGCCCAGGCGCCCGACTCCCCGCACCAGAACGGCCCCACCTGGCCGCGATACTCGCCGGTCCGTTGCGCGATGAGCCGGAAGCCATCGATCGCGGTCTGGATGGTGAGCTTCCCGCCCCGCTTGATGGCGTAGATCTGGCGCGTGAGCGCGTCGAGGCCGGTCCGCTGGCACTGGTAGAGAAAGAGCTTCAGCTCGTCGTCGGTGACGCCGACGGCGACCTGGCGCTTGATGAGCTCGATCTGGTCGCGCGTGTAGAGGGCGGGCGAGAGCGCGAGCGCCTGCGGCACGGTGGCAAGGTTCGGTGTCATCTGCTTACCTTTTTGCGCATTCCCATGAGGAGCAGCCCCGTCCCGATCAAGAGCCACGTTCCCGGTTCCGGCACGGGCTGGACCGCGGCTTTCTCGAGGTAGCTCACCTGGTCGGTCGCGCTCGTGTGTTGGTGGATCTCGACGCGCGCAGCCAGCGAGTAGAACGGGCCAACGTTCGTAAACGGCACTTCAGGCGACACCATCGCGCAGCTCTTCGTGAAGCCGGCCGCCGGGAAACAGCCGGGCGTGAGCGTGAGCACGTCCAGCGCCGTGGCCGCCGTCGGCGCGGCCAGGCCCATGTCGTTCGCGGTCCGCGCATACCCGGTCAGGGAGGAGGCGTCCCCGCCCGCCGCGGTGTCGTACGCGGCCGCCCCGGTGGACGTCAACACCCGATCACTTCCCGTCGGGGCGGCGAAGAAGTCGTGGCCGAAGTCCACCGTCAGATCGTCCGTCCCGCTCAGGTGACGCAGATCCGCCAGGCCGAGATTGATCTTCCCGATCGGCGTGATTCCCGGTGTGTTACTTGAAGTAATAGCCAGGGTGTCGATCGACCAGCCGCCGATCGGGCCGACGTACCCGATCGTGTCGCCGACGACGGTGAAGCCGGCGCCGCAGTTGACCGCCGAGAAGGCGACGCGGGTATCGCACAGCACCGCGGCCGCGCCAGAGCGAAAATTGAGCAAAGCCGATGCCTCCGCGTGGGCGGCCAGGCCGATGACGATGAGCGTGAACCCGAGTGTTTTCATGTCTCCTCCCGATCGCCGGCGGCCGCTTTCGCGTGGTCGAAGAGCCCCGTGGTGGACTCGGCGAGCGAGGCCCAGGACTGCGGCGCGCGGACCAGGCGCAGCCGGCGCACCGGCGCGGCCACCCGCGGCGCGGGGCTTTCAATGGGCGGCGCCGGCAGTTGCCGCAGGTCCGCGTCGGTAAACGGCCGGTAGTGTTTACCGCACACCTGGCAGCGGTACTTCGGCCGCGAGACGCCTGGTAGGCGCAGCTCGAGCACGAGCGCGCCTGCGGGAATCCTGGTCGGGCCGTGCTGGTCATCGCCGCAGCAGCCGCACAGCGTCTCGATCCGGGCGAGCGTCCAGGTGGCCGCCATCACGAGACCCGCCCGTGTCGTTGGGCGAGGGCCGAGTCCATCGCCTTGGTGACGTCCCGCCCGGTGGCGTACGGGACCTTGTGCACGGCCGCCAGGTCTTTCAACGTGGCGCAGAGTTCGCTCATGGGTGGGGCGTCTGCGTCGTCGCTCAGCCGGTCGAGCACCTGGTGGGCGAGTTTGACGAGCACACGCGCACACGCGGCGTGCGCGTCAGCGCACTGCTCTTTCTTTCTTGATCTTGGGGACGGGACGGGATCGCGCGCGCGCGAGCGCTCTGGATTCCGCGCGGAATCCGCGTGGATTCCGCCGCGATTCCGCGTGGATTCCGTCTGGATTCCGTCTGGATTCCGCGTGGAATCCGCGTGGAATTTGCGCGCCCGATCGCGGTGGCGCTTAGCCTTGATCGACGCCGCGGAGGGTTGATAGTGATCGAAGTCGTGAAACCGGTACCCGGCCTCCGTCTTCGTCATCAACCGAACGTCGGGGAGCGCCATCACGTCGAGCACCTCCAGTGGACGCCGATCGGTAAAGAACCGGCGCGCGACCGCCAGCGGCACGAGCCCGTCGGTGAGATTCCGGGCCGCGTAGCAGATCGCCTCGAGCCACACCGCGACGACCCGTCCCACGCTATTCGGGCCGAGATGACCCGCGGCGGCCGTCACTTTGGGATGTTCCACGAAGCCGTCGTCGACTTTCACCCACATCGGATCACGCCTTCAACCGCGTCTCGTCGCCGAGCTCGAGCAGCGGCAAGACCGCCCCTTCGCGGATGGCCGCCCGTATCTGCGCGACGGCCTTTTCTCGGGCTTCCCTCGCGGCCTTCAGGTCCGCGTGCAGCACCGCGAGATCATCGTCGAGCCGCTGCACCGCACGTTCGAGCGCGCGCAGATTCTCGAGATACTCCGAGGCCGTGTCCACCTCGCCGCTGCGCTGATTGACCACCCGATCGCCGCCACGTGTCCTACGCTTCACCATCCTCCCCCTCCTCCTGCTGCCCAGGCGCCGGCGCTCACGCGCGGCGCCGCGCGCGATGGAACTCAATCTCACTGTTGAAGCCGTGCAGCCAGACATCGATCTCGCGCTGATCGAAGAGGTACAGGCGCCCGCGGCGGCAGAACGGTAAGTGGTGTTGCTTCACGAGGCGGTACAGCATGTTCAGCGAGCCGAGCCGGAGGTACGCCATGGCTTCATGGGCGGTGAGATAGGGACTGGGCGACATCATGCTGGCCTCTTCGTGCGCTGAGATTTCCGGATGTCCAGCGGGAACAACTCCTGCGGGCTCACGCCGAGCGCCTCGGCAATGCGCGCGACCGTTTCGTAGCCCACGGACCGGATGTCGCGCTTGCCGCTCTCGAGCAGCGAAATAAATGACTTGGTGACGCCCGCCTGTTTGGCGAGCTCGCCCTGGGTGAGCCCGGCGACTTTGCGCGCCAATTTGAGGAACATAGTTAACTTTTCGACACAATATACAACTAAGTTGACTTGTGTCAACCAGTTAATTTACGCTTGCTATCGTGCTCGGGACCCACCCCCTTCTGATCGTTGACCGTGCCGTGAACGACACAGACAATGAGGCGATGTATCGGCGCTATCACCAGGCGGCCGCACGCGTGATCGCATGGCGCCGGGAGCATGGCGCCATGAGTCAAGTCCAATTCGCGGCCAACGCCGGGATTTCGGTGGGCTGTCTCCAAGGTTTCGAGACGGGCATGCGCCACACGAGAGAGAAGCAGGTGGCACGGATCGCCGTGGCGATGGATCTGACCCTGGATCAACTCCTCGCCGATGATGCGGAGGCGGGCCAGACCCCCGATCCGCTCTTGAAGGATTTATTGCAAGAGGACTTGCGGCTCGCGCAGCGCTTTCATCACGCGGGGGCGGAAGTCAAACACGCCATCAAGGCGTTATTCACGGCTGACTTGTCAGAAGACCAACGGGAACACATCGCCCTCATCTTGGGCGCCCTGATCCGCCTCGATGAGTCGCAGATCGCCCTCGTGGAAACGATGCTGGCCTCGCTCAATAACGACGGCCAATCGCCCGCGACCCAGGCGCCGACGCTCCCCATCGTCGCGCCACAGCTCAAGAAGAAATCTTGATCCATTCAGGACAGCGGCGAGGTGGGTTATGGCTAGAGTGCGTCCTCCGTGTTTGTATCTCGTCCTCCCACACACGCAGCGCGGGGTCCTCATTCCCCGTCCCACGCCAGCGACGATCCGAGGCGTGCCCCTGGCGAAGGCCTTCAGCGAACACCTCAACGACCTGTACGTACTCGCCGAGGAGCGAGCCGGGGTGATGCAAGGGATTCTCGACACCACGAAGTTGGCGGCCCAGCAGTGTCGCCAGCGTCGGGTCCAACCAGGCCGCCGGCGCTAGATGGGCGTCTTCACCCGCGACGACTCGCCGTACTACTGGCTGCATCTCGAGAGCGCGCCGAAAGGGCAGCAGCGCGAGAGCAGCAAGATTCTTATCGGCGAGACGACGACCCAAAAGAAAGACAATAAGGCGCTCGCGGTCGAGAAGTATCAGCGCCGGATGCTCGAGATCGCGGAGCGGAAGGTGCGGCGACTACCCAACGGCCCGCCGATGGTGCGCTTTGCCGTCTATGCCGAGCGGTACGCCCGCGACGTCATCGCGCTCCGCCGTGGCGCCCTGCGCGAAGTCGAGGCGCTGAAGCCGCTCCGGCGGGCGTTCGACGCCGAGCTGCTCTCGGCCATCGACGCCGATCGCGTCCGGGCCTACATGGCCGACCGGACCGCCGACGGCTGCGGCCCGCGGACCATCAATCGGGAGATCGACATCCTCAAAGGGATGCTGCGCGATGCGGTCGGCCCGTACCTCGCGGCCTCGCCGATCGTCGGCCTGAAGCGCCTGAAAGCGCCGCCCATCAAACGGCGCCTGCTGCAGCCGGCCGAAGAGCACAAGCTGCTCGAGGTCGCGGAGGATGCCCAGGACAAGGCGATCATCATCCTCGGGATCGATACCATGATCCGCCTCGGGGACCTGCTCGACCTCGAGCGGAGCGAGCACGACGGCCAGTGGCTGTATGTCAAGCACGCGAAAAGCGGGGAGGCGTACGAGACGGCCCTGTCGCCCCGCGCCCTGGCCGTCCTGAAGGTGATCGAGCGGACGGAGGAGCGGTACTACTTCGCGAAGTTCCGACGCGCCAGAAACCCGCGGGACTGGGTCGGCTCCGTGCGCCAGCGCTTCGAATACCTCTGCAAGAAGGCCGGCCTCCGCTACGGCCGCGCGCAGGGCGGCCTGACGTTTCACTGGGCGACGCGCCGCACGGGCGCCACGCGGTACCTGCTCCAGAAGGGCGCGCCGATCAGCGCCGTCCAGAAGCAGGGCAATTGGAAACACCCGGAGATGCTGCTCCGGATCTACGCCGAGGCCCGGCAAGACGATCAGCTCGCGATGGTCGGGGCACCACGACTCAGAAAGAGGGCGTAATGAACCAGATCATTTCAGACGACGAGCTGGCAGTCCTCCTGCAGCAAGCGATGTCACATGCACCTGAAGGGCTTACGACTGAACAGCTCGAACTGGTACTCGCCTGGGCCACGGAAGCTCGTCTCAATGCCGTCCTCCTGGAGCGTTGCCTCTCTGGTGACTGTCAGGTGTCTCTAAAGAACGGGGAAGTGTCATTCTCCACGCCAGCGTGATGGCGAAGCGCCAACCCACCCACCTAGTCCGGCTGGTCCAGATTCTGGCGGTCAAGCTGGAGTTCCACGACTCGGTAAGCGTAATTGAATGTCGCGGACGGCTGGACGAACCGATCAGGAAGATTTACGAAATCAATATATCTCTGCGGGACGCGCGCGAGGAGGACGTCGGTCCCTCAGCGACGATCGTCGTGGCGCACCTCTGGCGTTCGAACTTCAACGTTGAGGTCAGGCTCCCAGCGCGTGACTTCGACAGAGCCTGGGTTCTCGCGACCGGAGGAATGCTGAAGCATGCGTCTCTCACGATGACAAAACCGCATCGCACCAAGGTACAAGTGTTGGACCTGTCTTTTTCAAGCGAACCCGACGCGGAGCGATAGATGCCTGATCCACGAGAAGAAATGGAGGCCGCGGTCGGCCTCGACATCCACGAACAACTGCGCGCCTACCTCCTCGACGTGCACGGGCAGCAGCCGCCCGCGGCCATTATGCTGGCCCTAATGTACGAACTGGTGAGCCTGATCGCCAGCGCGGCAGAGACGGAGACGGAAGCGATCGATGTGTTGCGGCGCGGCTGCTCTCTCGGTGAGGAGCAGATCCAGGAGTTCGGCGTGGGCAGCCCCCATCCGTGACCTGCCATCAAAAAGGCCTGATCCCATTCACGATCTATTCACGCGACCTCAAAAGCCGCTCAAAACGTTAAGGAAAACGTAATTAGCATCCCGTTCGCAACGCAGAGGTCGCGAGTTCGATCCTCGCGCCGTCCACCACTCAAATCCCTAAATAAACCAATGAATACGGGCCTCAATCGAGGGTCGGCCCTGCGCGCCCGGACGAGTCTGAACCGTCACCAAACGCCACCTTTCGCCACGTTTCGGCACCCTCCATTCACGTAATAGACACGCTGATTTCATCGCCGCGGCAGCACGTTCGGCAGCGCCACGAACTGCGACAAGAGCCAGAGCACCAGCACGACGAGCGCGAGCACCTGGAGCGCCGTCGCCCAGCCGCTCGGCATCGGCACCTTGTTCGTGATAATCCAGACCAAAAACCCAATCAGCGCGACGACCAAGACTAAGATGACCAAATCCACAGAGCCTCCTCTTTAGGCGTCCTCGGACGGGCCGAAGCGTTCCGCAAACTCTTCCGCTGAGATGACTTCGATCGGCCGGCCGGTGTAGCGGTTCGAGATCACCCAGTCGGTGACGTGCACGACGACCCACCCGGTCGAGAGCGGCACGCGCGGCTGCCCGTCCGCGTAGAGCGGCGGGAACCCAGGGGCCGGGAGCGGATCGATCACCGCGCCGATCGGCAGGGCCTGGCCCTCGAGGTATTGCTCCCCGTAAATCTTCAGCGGCCGTTCTGTACGTGGCGTTTGCGCGCCTTGTGGCGGAAACGGTGCAGCCATGTGAGTCCCTCGGTTACGCCGGCCGATAGACGCCGGCAAGATTGATCACGGCGCCGCTCAGTTCCGCATTCGTGCGCTGCGTCCCCGTGGCCGGATTGAAGATGTAGATCTGGTTCCCGCCCGACGTGACATGGAAGATGTTCGCCATGCCGATACAGGGATAAAAGCCAGCTGGGCAAAAACTGCTGTTGGGAAAGGGCAGCCCCCCAATCATCGCCGGTTGTACGTTACTGGTCGCGGGATAGATCACATTGGCAAAGATGGCCACCAAACCACCCTGTACGTGACAATACCGGGCGCCTGATAACGTCAGGACCAACCCCGCGCCGCTCACATCGACAGGCGTCCACACCCCGACGCCAGGATCGATTTGGTTGTAGAGCTCCTGCTTCCAGGCGTTGTTGATGATCGTCCCGGTCGTGCCGGAGCCGTCATCGTCGATCATCGCGGTGCGGGTAATAGGCATAAGGTCAGCTCAGGTCGGTCACGACCACATCGAGGAAGGTACTTTGTTTCAGCTCGCCGCCCGTGCAGCGGCGCCGCGGCGGCTGGGTTCGGAGCGGGAAGGTGACGTCGACCTTCGTGATCGTGATCGTCGTCGGCGCGCGGGCGTCCAGCACGGACGTCCCTGAGAGGTTGATCACTTGCGGGCGGCCCGGCGCGGCGTTCAGATCGTCGGTCTCCCAGGTCGCCGTGACGAGCGGCTCTTGAAAGGCGGCCAGGTCGGCCTCCGCGCGCGCCTGGGCGCCCACGTAGCTGTAGCGGCCGTCCTGGACGAAGCCTTCCAGCCGCGGCCAGCCGAAGGTGTTCGACGCGATCGCCGACCCGATGAGCACGACGGGCGTCTCGGTCGGCTGCGCCCAGATCACGCCGCTCGTCACGGGGTCCAACCGATTGATCGAGAGCGGATAATCTTCCATCACGCAATCGACCCACTCGACGAGCGTGCCCGTCGCGATCGGCACATTCAACTGGCCGAAGCTGTGGGCCGGTGACGCGAGCGTCAGCGTCAGGCCGCCGGCCCCGCCGGTCGTCGTCCCCTGATAGCCCGCAAACTGCCCGCCGATCTTGACCCAGCCCTGGGGCGGCGGCGCCGGGGTCAGCGCTTGACAGGCCAGCCCGGCGTCGCCAGGGGTGTACGCGGACACGAGCACCGTTTGGATGGGGTTGGTCCCCGGCGCCGCACTCACCGGTGATTGAAACTGCATCCACTGGCTGCCGACACGGACCACATGCTGGTAGTCGATGCCCAGGGTCGCATCAAACATCGAGGCGTCCTCGAGCGGGAGCCCGATCGGCAGCAGCGTCGTGGTGTCGAACGCGCCGCGGTCCACGAGCGTCGCCGTGCGCCGGCCTTCCACCGTGACCCAGTTCCGCAGTTGCGTCGCGTCCTGGGTCAACTGAAACGCCTTCAGCGTGTCCAGGTCGTTGGTCAGCGGCGTCGGCGCCGTCGAGCCGGGTTCGGTCAGCGACCCTGCCCAGGCGTGGAGCTCGAGCCCGTCCAGGTAGAAGCCCCCCTGGACCGTGGCCAGGAGCGTGCGCATCACCGTCGACGGCCGCTGATTCACGACATCGAAGGCGGGGAGGCTGGGCATCCCAGCGGCGACAAAGGTCGTCGTGATGTTCGCCGCGCTCGGCTGCGACGGGATATTGACGAACCACTGCACGAGAAACGCGATCGACGCCGTGATCGACTGGGCGGGGAAGCGATAGGTCACCAGGCGCGCGTCGAAGCGCCACATCGGATCGACACATTGCACATCGACCCAGGGCGGGTCGTTGCGGACCCGGCGCGTGAACTGGATCACGAGCGCATACCCCCGGAACTCGACGGCGCCAGGCGCCCACCCGACGACGATCTCCTGCCCGACTTGCGGAACCGCGGAGGCGGGCGCCGTCGGGACGATCTGAAAGCTACAGGTGTCCGGTTCATCGTTGAGCGCTTGCGACACGGAGAGCGACCCGAAGCGAATGTACGGGACGATGTCGGTCCGGCTGATGATGTTCCCGTTGCCGTCGCGCACGATGAGATCGACGGCCGTCCAGGGCATGACGTAGCCGGATCTCGTGGCGCCCGATCGCGCCAGGCCCGATCGCGCCCAGGTGTACGCCTTCTGCGAGCCGGTGAGCGCCATCTACCCCGCCCGCATGGCGTTCCGGATGCCGTACTTCGCGGTGAGCGCCTCATTCACGCGATCGGCCAGCCGCTGCAAGTCGCTGGGCGAATCGAAGAGCGCGCCCTGGGCATTGATGACAATCGTCGTGCCGGGCGCCGCCTCGCCGCGCGGCACGACCGCTTCCCAGCCGTGCAGCATGACCGGCGTGCCGGTGCCGAAGTTCTGATACCCGTTGGTCCCCTCCGCAAATCCCGGGAGCGCCTTCGGCGACCGGTAATTGTAGTTGTGCGGGTCGCTGGTATACCCGACGGGCACCTGGACCGGCGGGACGTCGTTGATCGCATCCGTCAGGGTTTTCGAGATGACGTCGGTGAGCTTCTCGACCTGCTCGATGAGCTTCTTGAAGCCGTCCGACATCGTCATCGAAAACGACAGCCCCGCGTCCTCGAGGTCGGTGATGGCGTTCCCATTTTCGTCGAGCAGCGTCCCGGACTTCGCGAAGGCCTCCAGCATCGGGCGCATGGCCGCGGGCACCTCGATGCCCATCGCCTGCGCCTGCTGCACGTACTGGCTCACCGCCTCGCTCATCCGTTCGTTGACGGCGATCGAGTCAAGGCCGGCGCTCGTGAGCAGCTCGAAGTCTTTGTAGAGTTGCTGCGCCTGCTTGTCGAGCTCCTGGCGCTGGAGCGCCGGCCCGAGCTCCTCGAGCGTGAACCCGTACCGCTGCGCGGCCTCGGTGACCATGTTCAAGGCGTCCTCTTGGTACTTGAACGCCTTGTTGATGTCGTTGATCGCCGCTTCCAGGTCGCCCTTCTTCTTCGCCGCGAAGAGGTCGTCGAGACTCACGCCGGCCTGATAGGCGCGGTCCCGCAATTCCTCGGCGCCGCCGGCCGCCGCGAGGAAGTCGTCGCGGAGGTTCCGGACTTCTTTCGCCGCCTTCGCGGCATTCAAGAAGCCCTTAAGCAGCCCAATACCGGCGCCGACGGCCGCGCCCCAGGGGCCGGCGACAGAGAAGCCAATCGCCGCGCCGTTCAGCGTGCTCTGGAGCTTGCCCGTTTCCTTCGTCGCGCTCTGGAACGCCGAGACGGCCCCGAGCGCCCCCGCCGACGTCTGCGCGAAGCCCTGCGTGAGATTCCCCGCCTTGAACGAGGCCAGGCCGGTCGTGAAGGTCTTGGTCGACTTGCCCGCCAGATCCAGGGCGCCGACGAGGGTCGCGATGTCCTGCGTGACCTCGCCAAACGCCCCGTCGCTGATTTGCGCGAGCTGCGCGAACGCGCCGGCGAGATTATGGATGGATTGCTCCAAGGTTTCGACCGCTTTCGGCGCGTCGCCGATCTCGATCGTCGGGCCGAGGGTGATCTTGTTGGTGATCAACTTCTGGAAGGCGGCCGACATCTCCTCGAGTTCCGTGGTGTATTTGACCGTGGCCTCGTCGGCTTTCAGAGTCGCCGCCCAGATGTCATACAGTGCCTGCGGCGCTTCTTCGCCGGCCGCGTCGTACACCTTGATGGCGTCGACCATCACCTTGTTGATGTTGGCCTGCTGCGTGGCCGTCATCGACTGCACGGGAATGGAGTCTTTGAGGGCCTCGATGTAGAGGTTCGCCTTCCCGATCAGGTCACGCCCCTCGAACGTGTTCACCAGGTCGAGGAGCTTTTGGTTCTGCGCGGCGAGCCCTTTGGTGTAGTCCTCCTGCGCCTGCTTGGCCGCCTCCTGCGCCTTGGTCCGCGCCTGCTCCGCCGTCTTCAAGGCCTCGGTCTTCTTTCGGCCCTCCTCGAGCACCTGGGCCGTCGTCTTCAGGCCGCTGTCCATCTTCGCCCCGGCGACCGTGAAGCTCTCGGTCGTCGTGACCGTGGCCTTCATGGTCTTATTCAGCTCCTCGAGCTTCTTGTCCTGTTGGATCATCATGTCCAGGACCCCGGCGCCCTGGGCCGCGGCGCCGAGGTACCGGAAGAAGGTCCCCCACGAGCTCGTCATCCGTTTCGTGTCATTGATGGTGGACGCGAGCATCTCGCCCGAGTAGATGACGACGGCGTCGGCGAACTTCCCCCACGCCGACTGCGCGTCGGCGAGCCGCTTGATCGTCTCGTCGCTCATCACCTTCTGCGCCTCGGCCGCCTCGAGGAAGCCGTTGGCAATCGCGCCGGCCATCTTCTTCGAGCTCGCGCCGAGCAGGCCCTGCGCCACGTCGAGTTGCAGCGTTTGGTCCTTGATGCCGCCGATGGCTTCGACGACTTTCCTGTAGGCGTCCTCGAGCGGCATCTTGCGGAGCTCGTCGTAGGAGAGGCCAACATTTTTCAGAAGCGCTTTGTAGGCGTCGGAGCCCTCGCCGAGTTGCTCGGTCAGGAACTGGACGGACTTGCCCACCGTCTCGGCCCCGATGCCGCTCGCCTTCGCGGCGCCGGTCCACTGCTGCACCGCGGTCGTCGAGACGCCCCATTGGTCAGAGAGATCTTTGACCGCGCTCGCGGCGTCAAACACGCTCCCGATAAAGCTCTTGATCGCATCGACCGAGAACGCGATCCCGATCGCGCCCGCGATCTTCGTGACTGATCCCATCCAGTCGGTCGTGGCCTTCTGGGCGCCCTTGGTCTTGTCCGCAATCTCTTGCAGGTTCTTCGGGACTTCCATCCCGAGCGCCTTCATCTTCGCGACCGCCTCGCTCGCCGTCGAGCCGAGCCGCGCCAGTTCCTTTTCGGTGAGCTTCGACGTGCCGCCGATCTCCTCGACGGCTTTGGCCATGATCGTCGCTTCCTGGACGATCTTCTGGCCGGAGAACTGATTGGCGAGGGTGTTGAGGCGGGTGCCGACCTTGTCGGCGCCCTGGCCGAAGTCCTTCAGCTTCGCGTCGGCCTTGTCGACCGCGTCGTAGAAGCTGGCGAAGTTCGCGGTAAAGGTCGCAGAAAGGGCCATGTTACTTTCGGCTGCGCGCGGCTTCCTGGTTCAAGGCGTCGACGAGCACGCTGTAGACGTCGACGGGCAGATCGAGCACCTCGTCGTACGTCCAGCCCATCACCCGACAGATGTGGAGGTCAGAGAGGGTGCGGTCGCGCCAGCCCGGTCTTTTTTTTGGATCTCCCGCTCGGCGGTCATCGCGCCGTCATGCGCCTGGATGGCGTCGAGAATCTCGCGCAGGCTTTCCGGCGTCTGGTTCCGGAGCGCCGCCGCCACGAACGCATACGACTGATCCCGAATCCGGATCGGTTTGTCGTCGGCGTCGGTGATTGACCAGTCGATGAGATAGCTCACGGCCTGGCTGATGCCCAGATGCTCGAGGTCGAGTTCCGGCTTCTCGCCCTGCTTGAACGAGCCAGACTTGATGACGCGCGCCTGGGCGTCCCGCTCCTCGCCGGCCGTCAAGTGCTTGCGCACGAGCAGCCAGTCCCCGTCGGAGATGTCGAGGCGATGTTCTTCCTGTCGGCGATAGCGCGATCCCATTAGGGCTCCTGACGTTTGGGGAGCAACCGGGCCGACAGTTGCCCCTGGTAGACGGTGACATCGCCGAGCGGCCGACGGGTCGGGATGCCGTCCGCGTTCTGGATCTCGAGCGTCAGCGGCGACTGCGTGATCCGGAAGCCGTCGACCGACTCGACCGCGGCGACGAAGAAATCGCCATCGACCCGCCAGGCCCCGAGCGTGGCGGCCTGGTGATAGCCGAGCCTCACCGTGGCCGCCACGCCTTCGATGACGATCCGATGCCGCTGGCCGGTAATCGCCATGACGAGTTCAGGGGGCGATGCCGGCCGTCCAGGCCGTGCCGTTCCAGTACGCCTTGCTCCCGTCGCCGAGGGTGACGTGCTGCCCGGCCGTCCAGGCGGTGTTGGGGCTCGCCGTGACGCTCGACATCCCGGCGAGATTGGCCGGCGCCATCGCGCCCGGCGGCGTGAAGGACCCGGGGCTCGTGATGCCGGTCGCGCCGGTGGCGGCGACCTGCGAGGCCCTGGCCCAGGCGCCGTTCGCGACAAACGTCGCGTCGATCGTCACCGCGCTCGACACGCCGCCCTTGATGGAGGCATCGAGCCAGGCGGGGCCTTCCCACGACTGGGCCGAGGTCGCGCTCGGATAGAAGGCCAGGAAGCAGCCGGTCGGCGAGTCGGCGCCATCGAAGATGACATCGGTCAACCGATCCCAGAACGCCGTGAAGCTGCCGCTCAGATCCTTGAGCCCGACGACGTACCGCTTGTTCGAGTCGCCGAGCGAGGTCGTCTCGACCTTGTCGGTCGCCATGTTGAGCGTCCACTCGGAGATGTTGCCGATGGCGACGTAGGCGCCGCCACTGGTGAGCTTCATCGCGACGATACCTTCCTTGCCGTGGGTACCGGGATTGTTGACGGGAGCAGCGGGTGCAGCCATGTGCGGAACTCCTTCAGACGGGAAGTCAACGTGAACACGATCAGACGGATGCGCCGCTGACGTGCAGGCCAGAACGTTCAACGAGATCGATGAGCGCGCCGAGCATGATCCGACGCCGTTGGATCGCGATCGGGATGAACACGCCGCCGGCCGGCATGGACCCGGTACTCTTGCCGCTCGCCCAGCGGCGCGTCCCCGTGCCCTGCTCGAAAATGTAGGCGTGCTTGGCCGTGTTCTTGACCCGCGCGGTCGCGCTCACCGCGTCGCCGGCGACCTCGACCTGGAGATGGCTGCGCAGGTTGCCGGTGTGGACCGGATAGGCGCCGGCGATCTCACGCGCCGCCGCCTCCGCCTGCGCATGCACAATCACGCCGGCCTCGCGCACGAGCTCGGGCGGGAGCGCCTTGAGCGCCTTCCGCAGATCGTCGAGGCCGTTGATGCGTAGCTGGTTCTCGGCCATTAGCTTGTCCGGAGCGTGTAGTGTGCCGCGATCTCCGCTGGCGTGAGCACGCGCGCATAGATGGCCACGTCTTGCAGGTCGCCCATGTAGCAGAACTCAGCGGGAGGCCCAGACGTCACCGGTCGACAGCCGATCCCGGTACCTAACGTCCCGCCATCTTGCGGGTGGGCGGTGAAGGCCCCGGACGTATCCAGCACCCCGTTCAGATACAGACGCAGCACGGTCCCATCGAAGGTCAGCGCCAGATGGTTCCAGACCGCTTGAGGCGTCGGCGTCGGACTTTCGACCGATTGGCTTGACACTTCATTGAGGGCATATTGCACCTGCGGATTACGTACTAACTGCCAGGCGAACAACCCGTACGCGAACTGCGGCCCGCGCATAAGCAGCGAGTAGTTGGGTCCCGTCGCGGCCGTGGGGCGTGCCCAGATCTCATAGCTGTAGGTCGGATATTGAGAGGGCAGGGGTGGCACCAGTAGGCCGCTATTTATGCCAGTAAACCTCACCGCCGTCTCACCCCCAAGGCCCGCCACGCCGCTCGTCGCGCCGTAGAGCGTGCCCGTGCGTGCCCCCGCGGCATCTCGCGCCTCGGTGCTTCCGGCGGCATCATCGAGCGGCCAATAGGCGACCGCGCCATCGGCCAGGATCTGTTGTTGATAGCTCAGTTCGACGGTCACAGTCGCGGACGTCGACGTCACCGAGCCGTAGGGATTCGAGACGACGACGGCGTAACTGGCCGTCGAGGAGAGCGGCCCCGTGTTGTAACTCGCATTGGTCGCGCCGTCAATGTCCACCCCCGCTTTTATCCACTGATATGCGAGGGGCGGCGTGCCGGCGGCGACGACCGTCAGCGTGACACTCTCACCGGAGAAGGCGGTGGCGTCCTGCGGCTGGGTCGTGATGGTCGGCGCCGTGACGCCTGGCGTGGTGCCACGACCGACGACTTCCACGCAGAGTAACTGCACGTCCACATGCCGCTCGTCGAGGTCCGTCACGCCCTGCACTTGAAACGTGCGCCCCTCGAAGTGGATCTGGGTTTCGAGCGTGAGGCCCGGATGATAGCGCCCACGGACGAAGTAGGCCGCCTGGCCGTCGATGACCTGGCTGGCCGCCGACTGCAACGAGCAGTACCACGTGGGTGGATCGAGCACCACGGCCGGATGCGCGAGCGTCACCAGATGCCGATATGCCCCGATGCCCATGTGCTACGCCAGCGCCGGATCGCGATACATCGCGAGCAGGTTCCGGAGTTCCTTCCAGATGACGGCCTCATCAGGCCGCAGCACGCCGAGGTCGTCGCCGCGATGCTCGTAGTAGTGCACCGTCAGGAGCAGGATCGCGTGCTTGACGGCCTTGGGCGCGGTCGCCGGCGTCCAGGTCGCATCGGCCGCCGGCCCCAGGTACGCGAGCACCGCTTCCTGCGCAGTCGCGAGCTTCTCGTCCACGTCCGCATCGTGCGCCGCGTCGGTGATCCGCAACTGGAGCGCCTTGACTTCGGCCACCGTCCAGAGCGGACCGGGGAGCGTGACGCGCGAGTAGGTGAGCGTCACGGCGCGACCTCGGCCGGCGCCGGCTCCTCGACGGGGGGGGCCGTCGTGGGCGCGGCCGGCGCCGGCACATTCAGATCCCGCATGGCGAGTGATTCGAGCGAGTAGTACTGCTGCTGGAGGTACGGCGTGTCGCCGCCGGGCACCGGGCCCAGGCCGAAGTACTTCCGGCGCGCTTCGTTGGGCGACATGGCCCCGGCGCTGATCGCATCATGCGCGGCCTTGGTCTTGGTCGCCGTGTCCATCCAGATCAGGTCGTCGAGATCGAACTCCGTCCCGTACGGGGCCGGCAGCTCGAGGCCGGCATCGAGCGCGGCCTCGATGGCCGTCAGATGCGTCTGGAGGCACTGCGAGTGGTACTGGAGCGTCGACGCTTCATTGTTCGCGTACGGCGGCTGCTGGCTCGAATCGACCATCGAGATCGGCACGCCGAAACAGCCGGCGATCGTTTTCGCCGTCCAGCCGGCCTGCTCGATCCACTGGGACTCCTCCGCCGAGGCGCCGACCGCTTCGTACTTCATGCCGTTGCCGACGATGGCGGTCTTGCCGGCGCCGAGGTTGTGCCAGGTGTCCGAGAGCCGCTGGGCGGTGAGCGGATCGATCTCGGTCGGCGCGATCAGCATCCCGCTGGGCCGGCCACCGGCGGAGAAGAACGAGGTACTGGCCGCCTGCATCGCGAGGCCCTGACGCGCCGCCCCGCCGCAGGCGTAGAGCGGCGAGAGGCCCACGAGCGGATGAAAGGCACAGTTCCAGCGGTCGTGGATGATCTCCTTCGCCGGGACCACGAGCGGCGACGTGCCGGCCGGCAGGCCCGCCAGGTCGTTGGTCTGGAGCTCGTAGTAGACGCTGCCATCGGGCGCGACGAGCGGCTTCACGCGGCACGGGTCGAGGACGTCGAGCGTCGTCACGACACCGCGCGCATCCCGATCCTTGAGGACGTAGGTGTTGCCCCAGAGGAGCTTCGAGAACATCCAGGCCTCGAAGAACTGGGCCGGCGTCTGGTACCGGTTCGGCACGCGCAGCACGGGCGAGAACGACGGGCTCGTCGTCTCGTGCCAGATCCCGTTGGCATCGACGGCGACGAGCCGCAGCGGTAGCTTCCCGATATCGGAAGCGATGAGCGAGACGCAGCGAAAGACGACCGGGTTCGCGAGCGCCGTCTCGAGACGGAGCTCGTCGTCCTTCTGCCAGGCGCCCGTGTAGGGCTCGCGCACGATCGGCGCCCAGGCGCCGGTGCCTGGCGCCGCCGTGCTCGGAGCGAATACCGAGCGTAGCGACGAGCGGATCGACGCGAGCACGCCCACGGGCTCAGCCCTTCGCGCGGCTGGTGCCCTCGGCCATCGCGCCGGTCGGCGCCGGCCAGGCGGTCGCCGTCAGGTACTTGACCGCGTTCGCGTTGGCCTTCGCCCAGTTGACGAACCGCTCCGCGCGCAGGCCGATCGTGTTGGTCTGCCAGAGCGACACGTAGACGGTCGTCGCATCGGCGGGGGAGACCGGCGCGCTGTCCATCTGCAACGAGGCCTCCTGCGAGGCGTCGATCGTCACACCGCCATCGTCGGCGTAGAGCACGAGCGACGGCTGGAGCGCGATCACGTTGGTGCCGGCGGCCTGGCTGGTGATGAACGTCAGGCCCTTGTACGACCCGCCGTTGACCGTGACGCCGGGGAACTCGGGCGAGCCGTCCAGGTTGGTCCGGAAGGTCAGCGACAAGGCGTTCGCCGCCGACATGATGAACGTGACGCCGCCGACCGCGATGTTGTTGGTCGCGAAGTGGTTGATCAGGCCCATGATGTCGGCGATCGGATTGGTGCTCGCGGTCGCGGTCGGCGCGCCGTTGGTGATCGAGGCCGGGTTGACGCCAGCGACGGCCGCCACGGCCGGATCGATGAACTGCGAATCGAGGAACTGCGCAATCCCGGCGACCATGTCGGCGCGCACGAGTGCTTCGGCGCTCGGGTTGCTGAGCATCACGAGCTCTTTGGTCAGCACGATGATGCCGGCGGCCTTCGCGACGGAGAGTGACGTCGACGAGAACGCGAGCTTCGTGACGGGCTTCGGTTTCGCTTCACCGACCCAGCCGTAGGTCCCGCCCGCGGTCTGCGTCGGGACCTTCGTGTTGAAGGGCACGTTGCGCAGGCCGGGAATCTTGCCGAGGATCGTCGCCGGACGCAGCAGCTCGATGAACTCGTTCGCGATGTTCTGGTTCACGAGCGGCTGCGCCCAGGTCGCGTCGGTCACCGTGCCAGGCGCGACCGCGGCCTTGAGGTACAGCGCCACTTCGGGCGTCGAGTCCTTCCAGCGCGTCTCGGCGTACTCGATGGCGTCGCGGACGTTGCCCTTGCAGACGAGCTGCGCGCAGGCGGCGCGGACGAACGCGGTCCCGAGCGGCACGTTGGCCTTGACCGAGATCGACTGGTACGACGGCTTCGGCGCCGGGATGGATGGAGCGGGAATCGCGGCCGCGATCTGAAGCTTCTCGTGCTCACGCCACCGGCCCAGGTCGGCATCGATGGACCTGACCTGAACGGCCAGGCCGTCGTGCTCCTCGGCCTGGGCGGGCTCCAGCGTCTTGTTCTCGCCGGCGGCGCCTTCCATGATCTCGGTCATATTCGCGGCCAGCGCGGCGCGCTTGTTTTCCAGATTCTGAATGTGTTCCGAGATCGTCTGCTTCATGGGAGGCTTCTCCGTGCGGCGTGGCGCCGCGAGTGATTTCACCAGTCGGATCGTGGCGCTCGCGTTCGCGGGAATCGTCACGAGGGAGAGTTCGCAAATTTCCGTTTTCACGAGCTTGCGCGCGCCGCCCTTCAGGTACTGCACGCCGCCGTCGAGGACGCGATAGCCAATCGAGGCGCCGGAGATGACGCCGGCTTTCAGACACTGCCAGGCGTCGTCAATGCGCGCCTTGAGCGGGCCGGGCTCCTCGATGCTCGGGAATGTCGCGTCGAACGTGATGCCGGCGGCGGTGACCGCCAGATAGGCCGTCCCGATCGGGTGCCGGTCATCGTGATGGAGCAGGAGCGGGACAGGATTCCGGAAGGTGGCGCCGGCCGGGTCGAGGATGTCGCCCTGGCGGTCGAGCTCGGGCGTGGACGCGATGCCGCTGATCATCCGGCGCGACGGCTCGACCGTCTTCACCTCGAGCAGGGCGTACGCACGGTCCACGGTTCACGAGTGAATCACGCCGACCGCGGCCGGGCTGAGTTACGGCGACAAAACCTCCGGTGTGACAGGGCGGGTCACACCTTCGGTTTCGCACGCGAGGCGACGATCCGCCGGAGCCACTCGCCGAGCGGGAGGCGCGCCTCGGCGGCCTGCTGATACGCCCGGTCGTATTGCTTCGACGTCAGCCGGAAGTGGACATTGACCGAGGAATCGTCCGCGGCCAGGCGCGGGCGGCCGCCGCGGGGCTTCACCCGACCACCAGCATCTGGTAGCTCGGCGGCGCCGCGGTCGGTTGGCGGTTCATCACGTCGACGGCCATGATGAGCGCGACGACGCCATCGATGCGTTCGGTTGAGAGCACCTTCGACGGGCGCAGGTTGCCCGTGGAATCGGTCTCAACGGCGACGTTGCTGACATTCCACCGGAGGACCGGATGCCCGGCCTGGCGCAGCCGGTGGCTCAGGATGGCCTGCTCGAGCGACTTGGTCGGCGCCGAGAGCGACGCGAAGCCCTGACGCATCGAGACGCACGGGAGCCCGTCCTGCTGCTGGAGCCGTGAGACCAGGTCGGTGGCGTTCCAGGGATCGAAGGCGACCATCTGCATCGAGAACTCCGCGGCCCATTGTCGCAGGACGTGCCGCAAGGCGTCATAGTCGACGACCGCGCCGGGCGTCGCGGTCAACACGCCCTGGCGCGCCCACTCGTCGTACGGGACGTGATCCCGGCGCGACCGTTCCACGATCCGCTCTTTCGGGACGAAGAACTCGGCGAGGACATCGAACCCGCGCTCGTCGGGAAAGACCGCCACGATCGCGGTCAGGTCGGTCGTCGAGCTCAGGTCCATCCCGACGTAGCATCGGCGGCCGGCGAGCTGCGCGCGCGCGACCGGCGCCAGGCAGCCGTCCCAGGCCGGCATCGACAGCCACCGGGACGCCTGCTCGGTCCACTGGTTCAGGTACAGCCGGCGGAAGTTGTTCTCCTGCGCGGGAATCTCTTTTGCCCGCGCCGCCAGAATCTGCATCTCCTCGAGTGAGCGAAAATCGCCGAGGGCGGGGTTCGCCTTCTTCCAGACCCGGCGCTTCGTCCAGTCGGCTCCCTCCGGCGCTTCGTACAGGATCGGGAGAAACGACGGATCGAGCGCGGGCCGCTCCTGCACCTTCTTCGCGTGCGAGTACAGCTCCCAGAGGATCGAGTGGCGATCGTACCCAGCCGTTGAAATCACGAGGAGCAGCGGCTGCTCCCGCGCGCCCATCGACGTCGAGAGCACATCGTACAGCCGGCGATCAGGCGCGGCATGGAGCTCGTCGTAGATGACCATCGACGCATTGAACCCGTGCTTGCTGTACGCGTCGGCCGAGATCGCGCGATACACACTGCCGGTCGACGCATGGACGATCCGCTTCTGGGACTCGACGATGTAGCACGCCTCATTAAGCGCCTGGTCGTTCCGGATCATCTGGGCGGACACCCCGAAGACAAGGCCGGCCTGATCGCGATCACTCGCCGCCGAGTACACCTCGCCGCCCGCCTCGCCATCGGCCAGGAGCCCATAGAGCGCAATCGCCGCCGCGAGCTCCGTCTTGCCGTTCTTGCGCGGCAGCATCAACAGGCACGTCCGGTACTGGCGCCGCCCATCTGGCCGCTTCTTGAAGAGCTGCTTGATGATGCGGAGCTGCCAGGGGCGTAAGTTGAACCGCTGCCCAGCGAACTTGCCCTTCGTATGCGTCAGCCGGTTGATGAACGTGATCGGGTCTTGCGGGGGATCGGGCGCGACCAACACGCCCGCATCACGAGTTGGTGCGTTGCGGTTCCACCCGCCTCGCCGGTCACGTTTGGCTGGGACGACGACGGCGTCAGGCATAGTTCAACTAGGCAAAGGATCTATATGTG